CCTGAAAATGATAGTTTTGAAAAAGTATCAAGAAAGATAGAGGTTTTATATAAAGGAGCTAAGGTTATAGGTAATAATGAATTATTACAATGGGAACTTGCTGAGAACATGACAAGACCTTTTGCTGATACTACTAAGGTAGAAATGAGTTATGCTATTGTAGCACCTAGAATGTACCAAGGTAAAATTGAGTCTATCGTAAGTAAAACAACTGGTTTTGCTGATATGATTCAATTAACACATTTAAAACTACAACAAGTTATGTCTAGAATAGTACCAGATGGTGTATTCTTAGACATGGATGGTTTAGCTGAAGTTGATTTAGGTAACGGTACAAATTATAATCCAGCAGAAGCACTTAACATGTACTTCCAAACTGGTTCTATCGTTGGTAGATCATTAACACAAGAAGGTTCTCTTAACCAAGGTAAAGTACCTATTCAAGAGTTAACATCTTCTAGCGGCCAAGGTAAAATACAAAGTTTAATACAGACTTATCAATATTATTTGCAAATGATAAGAGATGTAACAGGGCTTAATGAAGCTAGAGACGGTAGTGACCAAGATAAAAATGCGTTAGTTGGATTACAAAAAATGGCCGCTAACGCGTCTAATACTGCAACAAGGCATATATTACAGTCTAGCATGTGGTTAACGCTTAGAACATGTGAGAACATATCTCTTAAAGTAGCTGATTCATTGAATTACCCTTTAACATTAAATTCACTTAAAAGTTCTATATCAACTTATAACGTTGGAACGCTTCAAGAGATTCAAAACTTAAATATACATGATTTTGGTATATACTTAGAGCTTGAGCCTGAAGATGAAGAGAAGGCGCAGTTAGAGCAAAATATTCAAATGGCCTTACAACAAGGTGGTATTGATTTAGAAGATGCAATAGACATACGTCAAATCTCTAATTTAAAGTTAGCTAATAACGTATTAAAACAAAGACGTAGAAGAAAACAAGCTCAAGAGCAAAAAAATCAACAAGCTAACATACAAGCTCAAGCAGATGCTCAAGCTAGTTCAGCTGAGAAAGTTGCAATGTCTGAAGTACAAAAGCAAGAAGCTATATCTGGTTCTAAAGTTCAATACGAACAAGCTGTTAATCAGTTTGAGATACAAAGAATGCAAATAGCATCCCAATTAAAGCAACAAGAAATGGAATTTCAACATCAGTTTGACATGCAGTTAAAAGGTATGGAAGTTGAAGCGATGAAAACTAAAGAGGCTTCTATTGAAGATCGCAAAGACAAGCGTAGCAAAATGGAAGCTACACAGCAAAGTGAGTTAATAAGTCAAAGACAAAATGATTTATTACCTAAAAACTTTGAAGATCAAAATACATCGGCAGTAATGCCACAAGTATAAATTTTATTAATTATTTAATTATATTATATTATGTCAGAAGAAACAAAAACAAATGAACCTGTTAAACAGGAAGGAGACTTTAAAATGAAGTCTAAAAAACCTAAGAAATTTCAAAACAAAGAAGAAATTATTAAGGTTGATTTATCAAGTGATCCTAATTTAAAAATAGAAGAGCCTATAAAAGTAGACTTAACTAAAAAACCAGAAACAGATGCCATTCAAGTCGGAGAAACAGAGAAAGTGGATGTGGGCGAACAAGCCGGAGATGGCGAGATCGTGGACATTGGAGGAGACAAACCAGTTGAAGAGTCCAACCCGGTTATTGAAGAAATTCAAGAGGTGGGAGAAAAACCACTACAAAAACTAGAAACAAAAGAACCAGTCATTAAACAAGCTAACATTGATCTACCTGAAAACGTAGAAAAATTAGTTCAGTTTATGAGAGAAACTGGTGGTACTATAGATGATTATACTAGACTTAACGCTGATTACACAAACGTTGACGAAGATACTTTATTAAAAGAGTACTATAAAAATACCAAACCTCATTTAACATCAGAAGATCTTACATTTGTAATGGAAGAAAACTTCTCATTTGACGAGGATATGGACGAGGAGCGAGATATCCGAAAAAAGAAACTCGCAAAAAAAGAAGAAGTTGCAAAAGCCAAAGGCTATTTGGATGGTTTGAAAGATAAATACTACCAGGAAATCAAGTTGAGACCTGGTGTTACTCAAGACCAACAAAAAGCAGTTGAATTTTTCGACCGATACAACAAGGACAAAGAAGTAGCCGCACAACAACACGAAAGGTTTATTGACGACACTAAAAGTTTATTCTCTGATGATTTCAAAGGTTTTGATTTCGAAGTTGGAGAAAAGAAATTTAGATACGGAGTTAAAGATCCAAATGCTATTGCTGAAAACCAATCAAACATTAACACCTTCGTCGAGAAGTTCTTAGACACTGAAGGTAATGTTAAAGATACAAAAGGTTATCACAAGGCTATGTACGCTGCTCAAAATGTAGACAGTATTGTAAAACACTTTTATGAACAAGGTAAAACTGATGGGATTAAAAACGTTATGCAAAGCTCTAAAAACCCAACGCTAGACGCTCCGCGTCAAGTAGCAGGTGAAGGAGTTTCGATAGGCGGTTTTAAAGTAAGAGCTATAAACGGAGTAGATTCGTCTAAGTTAAAAATAAAAACAAATAAATTTAACAATTAAAAACTAAAAAAAAATGGGTGTATTAAGTCCTCAATTTGGAAGCTTAGTACCATCATCAAGCACACAAACTCTAGTAAGCAATTACTTGAATTTTAACAATGGTGGTGGGAATGACTTCGCACAACAATATCTACCAGAAATATATGAAGCAGAGGTAGAGCGTTATGGAAACAGAACGTTAGCTGGCTTTTTAAGAATGGTTGGCGCTGAAATGCCAATGTCTTCTGATCAAGTAATTTGGTCTGAACAAAATAGATTACACATATCTTACGATAACGTTGCATGTAGCGCTGTTGGAGTTGGTGGTGGAAACGTAATAACTATTCCGATAGGAGCGGGAATTGTAAATACAATTTTCCCTAACATGACTGTAGTTATAATGGATCCAGCTAACCCTGCGTTCACTGTAAAAGCAATCGTTACTGCTTCTGGCGCAGTTGCTGCTCCAGCTACTGGTGCTGTAACTGTAGTACCTTATACAAGAGCTGCTGTAAATGCTGGCGCTGCTGGTTTAGCAGGTTTAAAAGTATTTGTATATGGTTCTGAATTTGCAAAAGGTTCTACATTAGGAACTGCTACTGGTCAATCTATTCAACCAGTTCTAACGACATTTAGTAACAAACCAATCATAATCAGAGACAGATACGCTGTTGCGGGATCTGATACTGCTCAAATCGGTTGGGTTGAAGTTGCTGGTGAAGATGGAACTTCTGGATACTTATGGTATCTAAAAGCTGAAGGTGAAACTAGAATGAGATTTGAAGATTACTTAGAGATGGCAATGATTGAAGGTGAGTTAGCTTCGGCTGCACAAGCTACAGCAATTATAGCTGCTGCTCCTTCGTTTGCTGGATTACCAGCTGGAGGTATTGCAGGATCTATAGGTACTGAAGGTTTATTCTCTGCTATTAATAATGGTGGTAATGTACTTTCTGGTTATGCTGGATCTTTACAGGATTTTGATTCTGTATTAGAAAATTTAGATTCTCAAGGAGCTATTGAAGAAAACATGCTTTTCTTAGATAGAAAAACTGAGTTACTATTTGATAACATGTTAGCACAACAAAACTCTTACGGAGCTGGAGGTACATCTTACGGTGTATTTGAAAACTCTGAAGATATGGCGTTGAATTTAGGTTTCTCTGGATTTAGAAGAGGTTCTTATGATTTCTACAAGACTTCATGGAAATACTTAAATGATGCTTCTACAAGAGGTGGTTCTTCAAATTTTGTTAACGGTGACAATATCGATGGTGTTTTAGTTCCTGCTGGAACTTCTACAGTATACGATCAGTTACTTGGAACAAACATCAGAAGACCTTTCTTACATGTAAGATATAGAGCTTCTCAAGCAGACGATAGAAGAATGAAATCATGGCTAACAGGTTCTGTTGGTGGTGCTAGTACTTCTACTTTAGATGCAATGGAAGTTAACTTCTTATCTGAAAGATGTCTATGTGTTCAAGCTAGAAATAATTTCGTATTATTTACAGCTTAATATTAATGTAATGCTTACCCTCGTTGTATTAACGGGGGTAACTATTACTTTTATAAACTATTTAATTATATTATATTATGTCAAAAACAAAAACAAAAGAGACTCAAGTAGAAAATACTTGGGAAGTAAAAGATAGAACTTATTTCTTAACAGGAGATAGAGAACCTTTAACATTTACGCTAAAATCAAGACATACGGAAAAATATCCGTTATTGTATTTTGATGAAAAAAGTAACGAGCAAAGAGCATTAAGATATGCTACTAACCAAAGTTCTCCATTTGTAGACGAACAAAAAGGAGAGGTTACGTTAAAACACATAATGTTTAAAGACGGAACTTTAGTTGTTCCAAAGCAAAATCAAGCTTTACAAAAATTATTATCATTGTATCACCCAGATTTAAATGGAAGATACGCAGAATTACAACCACAATTAATAGCTCAAGATGATTTAATAGATTTAGAGTTAGAAATACTAGCTTTAAATGCTGCGAAAAATATGGACGTAGAACAAGGAGAAGCTATAATGAGAGTGGAAGTTGGAAGTTCAGTTAATGATCTTTCTTCTAAAGAATTAAAAAGAGATTTGATGATGTTTGCCAAAAGAAATCCAAAACTATTTATTGCGTTAGCTAAAGATGAAAACGTAATGCTAAGAAACTTTGGTATTAGAGCAACAGAACAAGGTATTTTAGAACTATCTGGTGATCAAAGAA